AATGGTAAATGGTACTATAAGGTTCGCAAAAATAACGGCGGTTATGAGTGGTATGCACAAGCCCCTGAATCCAACCCGTTTGTTAGTTTGATATCTAAGAGTCAACGCTTGGAGAATCAGGCCTTCAGTTTGAAGGAGAGTATTTGGGCTATTGTGGATGAACATGGTGTCCTTCAAGGAAATGTTTTTGCTATAGATGCGAAGCGGGTGTTATGTCCTTTGCATGTTGCTAGGATGCTTGAGTCACGCGTCGGGTTGAAACTTGTGCGTGGGGCTGAGGTTCGTAAAGTCAGTCCTAACTTTGGTATTGAGCAGAATGTTACAATTACGGAGATTGGTCCTGACGCGGCCATTGTTGAATTTTTTGTGTCTAAGTTGCCTGAAGTCTTTATTCGGTGTCGAGAACATATCACTAAGTTTGTTGATGCTGCTCCTAAATCTGGCCAATGCACTTTGATGCGGCGCAATGCGGCTGGTGATATAGAGTTCTGTACAGGTAACTTTATGTCAACTACTAGTATCGGGTTGTCTTACCCACATGGTGATGTTAATTATGATTTGCCTGCTTCTGGGGTAAGACTCGTAGATGTGGCGTCAGATCCTGGTTGGTGTGGTGCTCTTTACGTTGATATATCTCCTAATGCTGAGAAGACTTGTTTAGGCATACATGTTGCTCGTGGTAAAGTACCCAATGACTTAGCCATGATGCACGTTGTCACGAATCGTATGCTTAAAGTTCCTACAATCACTGTTCCCGTTGGTAATGTTTGGTTGACTGGTTATGGTGAGTCTTACAATTTGTTTCATGACAATGACATCCCAACTGTAGGCAAAACAGTGCACCCTACTCGTGGTGTACATGGAAAGGAAAGTCGTAAGGTCAAGACAGTATTTCATGAGAAGTTTGACTGCGGTTTTGATTTAGCCAAGTTAGCTGTTTGTGAAAAGCCTGATGGAACTGTCTTTGATCCTTGGAAAGTTTCTTTGCGTAAGCTTGGCGATCGCGTTGTTGAGCCAGATTGTGGTGCTCCAGGAGTTGTTGAGGTTGTCCATGCTTTGGTCGACGATTATAAGCCACATTTTCATAAGCAGCCTCTTCCAGGGTGGGCGGAAACCGTCTCTTTTGACACTGGTTTACCCAGTGTTTCTAAAAGTACAAGTGCTGGTCACCCTTATGAAAAGTGGGGTGGTCTTAAAGGTCTAGCTTTTCTTGACGATTTTGAGACAAACGTGCTTAAACCGGAGTATTTGGAATTTTTAGAGTGGTTTGATGATATACTTGTTCCTAGGGACTGGAAAACTCGATTGTCGCATGATTTTTTGCCCGTTGAATCAATATGTAGTGCTGACAATAAAGATGAACCTCGACTGGTTCCCAAGAACCTAAAGCCTAGATTGTATACCATTGTTCCAATGCAAGAGTTCTTAGCCCAGCGTAGGTATTTTGCTGATTTGGCTGTTGCTTGGGGTCAGATGAATGTCGTTTTTTCGAGTGCTTTGGGTATTGCTCCAGTTGATTTTGATGTCTTGCACTTAACTTTAGCTGAAGCTGGTGATGATTGTTTAGTCCTGGCTCTTGATCATGAGCATATGGATGGGCATGTTAAACCGCGTTTTGTTAGGTTAGTGTGCTTGTTCATGGTTCTTTTGACTGAATCTTATGAGGCTAGTGGTAGAGTTGTTGATCCTCTTTTTCCCCCATTGAATAGGCGAGGCTTCATGATGTGGCGATTGTTGCAACGTTTGGCTTGGTTTGTTTTGAAGGTTGGTGATTCTTTGGCCGAGCCTGGTGCTATGCATCCTAGTGGTAGTTTTCTTACCGCTATGATAAATGGTGTTGTGCAGGACATTCTGATGTGTTGGGTTTTTCAGCAGTTGTTGGATGTCCCTATTCAAGTAGCCATAAAAGATATTAAACGCATTTTTCTTGGTGATGATAGCTTGGTTGCTATACCTCGTAAGTATGCTGATAAGATTGATGTTGTCAGGATAAAGCAATTA